TCTGAAATACTGGTTGGAAATACGTTGTGGTAATATATTCTTAGGTTAGAATTGTTTAAATTGGTAAGTATTGTCAAAGTGGCATCAGAAACATTGTCACTAGGATTCTTGTTACGACCTTCAAAACCTTCTGGATTGGCAATCTCATTCATCCATTTTTGTAGGTTTTGCCATGTTACCAAATCCTCATCCACAATAAATGTAATGTTTAATGGATTATAGGTTAACTTAGTACCAGGAGAATATAGATTAACAAATGGCGTAGGTCTGTCTATATCATCCAAAGCAATACCAGGTAGATTAACCATCTGGCAAAAGTATTGCATTGCACCAACTCTATCAAAAGTCAACAAGAACTTTGTGGGTTGGAGAAAGTTTGTATTCTGAGGGTTTCTGTTTAGTGCTGTCATATTACTATTTAGGAGCTAAAAAAAAGGGACCCGAAGGTCCCTTTTAAATGTCACTCTTAACGGTGACTCCCATACCGAGTGGGATTACATCAAGTTTTTAACACCGAAAATACGGTAGTAAACGTTTGATTGTGAGTCTAGACGACCATTACCGAAAGTTGTACCTTCAGCAAATGGGTTCGCTACCATGCCGTAACGTGTCTTGAATCCAATTTTTGGTTGGAATGTGAACTGGTCAACTGCACGAACCATTTGTAGAGGAACGTAAGGACAGTAGAATAGACCAGCGTCATAAGGAGAAGAACCCTTATAACCAACAGTAACCAATTCTTGGTTAGATGTGTAACCACCAAAATATGGGTCAATGTACACTTTGATACGACCGTGTAACATACCAGCAAATGTATTGCCTGTATCGTCAACTTGTAGGTCAGCTTGTAGAGCAGGAGTATAAGATAATACACCAGCCATTGCCATTGCTGAAGCTACGTCAGAAGAAACGATAAGAACGTTACCTTTACCTCTACGAGTCTGTTTTGCAATTACGTTAGCATCACGTTCGATTTGGAAAATCAAACCTTTGAAACGTTCAACTGACCAACGACCGTTTGAGTCTGTATCTAAGTCGAAGAAACCTGGAGTTGTAACACCATACTGAGCACCCAACTTAGCGTTGTTGTAAATAGTACGGATAACTTCACGGTTAATCTCAGCCAAAATTTCTGTAGATAGAATGTTTGACAATTCTGTTTCAGCATCCAAACCATGGATTGCTTTCAAGTCTTGTGCTAATTCTAGTGAGTACTCAGCCTTCAAAGCACGTGATTGAGCAGTTACAGTAACTTTCTCAATTGTGAATGCCATTTGAGCAAACGCTGTATTACCATCAGAACCCAAGTATTCAGCGATGCTTGTTGGCATTGCGATACCAGATGTTGTGTTAGCAGAAACTTGGTTTTGGAAGTTTGTTGATGTATCAGTAGCGTTTGTACCTGTGAAACCGTATGGGTTTGCAGATGAACCAACACCAGAGAACATTGTATTAGCTTCGTTATAGAATGCTTCAGCGTAACCGTTACCAGAACCAGGAGCACCTTGACCAGCGTAACGAGCACGCATTGCAAAGATTAGACCTGTTGGACCAGTCATTGGTTGTACACCAGCAACATCATAAGCAATCAAGTTTGGTAGTGAACGGCGAACCAAGCTGATTAAGATTGGGTCAAAGTTCTGAACACCGCCAGTAACGTTTGTTGGACCAGCATCAGATGCTGTTTCGTTCAACATACGTGCGTCTTGTTTCATCGCTTGTTGTTGGTTTTCCAATACTAAAGCAGTAACTGCCTTCTTATATGGATCTTTAATGGCTTCTAGTTCTGGGTGTTCTAGAACTGGTGCCCATTTTTGTTGTAATTCTTCAGTCATGTACATAGTGATTAACTCCTTAAATTTAAATCGGTAAGTTTATTTATTATTTTACCAAAGTCTGTGAAATGGTCTTTGCGTATTGTGCAATTGAAGGGTCAAATGAAACGGATTTCTTTTCATCTTCAATCTCAACACCTTCGTTCAGAGTTGAATAGTCAGCAACTTTAACGTCTACTTGGAAATAAGATTCCTTTAGTAAGTCTAGTTTACCAACAAATTCTTCTTCAGTAGTAAATTCCACACCTTCTGCAAGTGCTTTTAATTTTTCTACTTGAGTCTGAGTTAGGCCTTCACACGCTGCGTAGATAGCCTCAATTTTTTGGTGTTCGTTTAATGCTTGTTTTAAAGCAACTGAATCATTGATAGATTCATTTAATTCGGATTCCAAAGATTCAACTTTAGACATCAATTCTTCCACAACGTTTACTTGTTCGTCAGGAATGTTGATATAGTGTTCTTTGAATAATTTGTGTAGGTCAGTCATAAAGTCTTCTACGATTTCAGACTTCAAACCGTTGTCTACTGCCAATTGGTTTTCTTCGATCCATTGTTCTACCATGTAGTTCAAGTATGCATCTACTTTTTCTGCCAATTCGTTCTTAACTTGTTCGATAGCTTCTTCGAATTGTTCTGTCAACTGGTCTTCAACTTGTTCTGCAATTGCTTCGATACGTGAAGAAACGGCAGCTTCAAAAATTGTAGTAGCTTTGATTTTGAATTCTTCTGATAGGTTTTCGCCTTCTAGTAAAGCGTTAACATCATCAGAGAAATCAAATGATTCGTTGTGGCCAATAGATTGTGAACCAGCAGTATGAGTACCATCATAGTGTTGGAATGTAGCGCCTTTGTTTGTACCAAATGTGTTCTTTGGTAAAGTTTCTGCTTGACGGTCACGAATCTTTTCGTATTGGTTACCGTTCAATTGTGTTGGGTGCATAACATCTTTACGACCCATTGTTTCTTGTGGTTGATTCTTTGGCTTAGAATAACCAACACCGTCTTTCTCTGAACCAACTGGTGGTGTAGCACCTGGAGGATTTGCAGATGGAGTACCTTTTAAGTAATCTGGTAGTTCATCTGTTTCTTTTTCTACGCTGTGACCAATGATACCAGCATCATGTGAACCGTATGCTTTTGAAGCAGCCAATTTGTTCATGCCTACTTCGCCATCTGGATGCTTATCGCTACCACGGCTACCACGCTTAGATGCAATGTTTGCATCGAAAGTTTCTTTTGAGCCTTCTAGTAATTGCTTAGCGGCGTCTGTTAATTTTCCCATTTTGAAAATCTCCTTGATTCTATGTTTAGATATTTATTATTTTAAAGTTTTCTGATGAAGTTTTCAAAGATACTTAGGCTAACTGCCTCAATTTCTTTAGATGAGGCACGGCGAATTTGACGTATAGATTTCTCTTGGTCTTCCTCGGTCCATACTCCATTAACTAACATCCACTCTTTGCCTTCCATAATACCTTGTACAAAAGCACCAGGTGCAGAAGGGTCTGCTACAATATCTGCCGCTGTGGCTAGATAAAAGTCGTCCTGAACAATGTTAACTCCATTAACATTCTTCAATGATCCCATACCTCTTGATGATACACCAAGTTGTCCACCGCCTTCAATTAGATTTCTAGCGATGTTACCCATAGGTGTTTCGAGAATTTTTGCTTTACCAACCCATTGATTACCGTCTTCTTTTAATCCTACAATCATGTGTGATACACGGTCTAGATTAATAGAAGGAGTATCTGGATGTCCCAATTCACCAAACGCACGGTTCTTGTTGATATATTCTTCTGAATATCTTGCAACTTCTTTTTTCATGGTGTCGTATTCATACAAACGACCATTTTTATTTTTTCTTTCTGATACTAGAAACGGTCCTTCAATGAATAAAGTCTTCTTACCGTCTTTTTCTTCGGTAAGATATTGAACTGTTTCTACTACTTCTTTAATTAGTTTCATGGAGTTACCCCATATGGTTTATAGTTAAATGCGGCTGGGTCATTGAATTGACCACGTTGATAGTATTGGTTGTCTTTGCGTAATTCTACAAATAATGTATATGCACAGTTGGCTGTAAGACCAAAAGTTTGAACTCCAATATCACCTGTTGGATTTACTGCATTGTTTCTAATTGATACCATACCTTGGTCTTCTGAATATTGACCACATAGATCCATATTCATAATTGGTGTACCGCCTGCTGTGTTGGCTGTTGTCCAATATAACTCTACATAACCTTTTTGCTGTGAAGCAATGTTATAACCGACTCTAGATACGGTTAAACCGTAGAAAGGTAATGCAACATTACTTGCACCAGGATAACCTAAAGGTAATCCATCTGTACCTAATGCACCATACAATGTGTTAGCTTGAATACGTGCCACATTGTTTTCTTGTCCTGTACCATCGAAGTTGGCGGTTAGTTTGATAACCGTCTTTTGTGTGGTATCTTTTAAGATTTCGTATGTATAATTGTTTGCCATTATGGTGTAACTCCATAACCTGATGGTCTGTAGTTGAACGCTGCTGGATCGTTGAACTGACCACGTTGGTACATTGCATTGTTCTTACGTAGCGATATGATAATTGTATAAGAAGCATTTGCAACAACACCAGCCGTTGTGATACCAATGTCTCCGTTACCAATCGTATTGGCACGTACACCGTCACCAGAATTATTAGTAATAGATGGTAGTTGTTCACCTAATCCAAACTCACCATCACCGTTTAGGTGGAAAATAGTTGCTGAGTTGGCGTATGATGATGCGCTTGTGCCTGTATTGTTACCTGACCAGAAAATTTCTACGCCACCAACTGTGTTTGTTGGAAAGTTGACATAGTATTTTACACCAGTAATTTGTAAGTCGTAGTATGATAGTGGTGTATTAGCGAATTGACTTGTTGTATTTGCCAACAGATAGGTATTGGTCGCCAAAGCATTGTTCAATGTATTAGCTTGTATACGAGCCACATTGAGTTCATTTGAAGTACCATCAAACACACCGGTTAATTTTATAACCGAATCTGTTTGGGTATCTCTCAATATTTGAGTTGTATATTTATTTGCCATTTTCTTACTTTATGTTTTTAATTACAAAATCGACCACTCTGTTGAAATCAGCAACACTCTTGATGGCCATTTCAGCAAAAAGCTTTTTGTTTTCTTTGGTCAAATGGTTATCGTAAACTTCTAATATAGACATTGCCGTATGTACACTCACGTTCTTCCAGTTACCATCTTCTAACATTATTGATTTCTTACAATTATTTTCAACAATGTCTTTTAGTTCTGAAATAATATCATAACTGTTTAATTCTTCAAAATCTTCATTAATAGAAGCGGATAATATGTTACCTTCATATGGTATTGTTACATATTTATTAATCTTATCCACATAGTATAATGCCACTTTTTGTTTATTTGATAATCTTCTGATAGATTTTCTGCGTAACACTAATACTGCTGGCGGATCCGATTCAGATGCCTCAACTAGGACACCTCTTGTATCTTCATAATCTACGGCTTCCAATAGAGATTCCTCCTGTACTTCTACAGGAGGTTCTGTTCTTTTGACCTTAAAATCACCGAATGATTTCATTTATTTCTTAAGAGCTTTTAACTTTCTCATTGCCATTTCATGGCGGTGCTTGGCGTTTTCAGCATCAGCTTCAATATTTCCAACATGATAGTGGTGCATACGGTGAATACAACCAATAGCTTCTTCTTTAGTACTGCAATGTTGCATATCATTAATGCCATGTTCTGGTCCCATTGGGTGATGAACTGCTTGGTAACCTTCTCCGTAATCGTGCATTATATGGTGAACTGTACCAATGTGATGACCACCTTCTGTATGAACGTGGTGTGATTCACCAACTTTTTCATGGATTTGAACTGATTCTTCTTGAACTGCTGGTTCTTTTTGTAAACCAAAAGAATGTTCTGGTGCCAAGAAAGATTGTGCTAGTTCTTGTTTTCTTGATTGAAACTGGTCTGCAACACGGTCATGGATTTCGGCATATAGAGCATCACGAAATGCTTTACCATCATCATCGTATGCGTAATCAATTATATTTCTTGTTGAGTAATCTGACATTTCGGTCTCCTATAATATTCGTTTAAGTCTATCAAATGATTTTTCTTCATTCTTTGTTTTGGCTTTTGTTTCTGTTTCAGATTCTTGTGCTGCCAAATCTTCAGGATGAGTTTGTTGTTGAGGAATATCACTCATCATTTGTTGTTGAGTAATCTGATTTGTAACTGCAACCGGTAAACCTAGACCTGCTGCCTTTTCTTCTTCAATTTCTTCCTGCATCAACTTGATTTCATCATCGTCCATATGTAGGACGTTTCTCTGTACCCATGCTTGTGAGAAGTACGTACCAACATAAGCATCCAATTCTGACAATAATGAAACTCTTTCTCTAACCAACTCAGCATCTTTTAATTCGGCAAAGTTATTGTCTTTGACAAAGTTATACTGAATGTTTTCTTTGAATAGTTTCCATTCATCGTCTGTACAGATACCTTTCATTACGCATTGTACACGTAATGCTTGGTCAAATATCTCAGCAAACTTGTTACGTAATCTATCTACAAACTTGGCAAATTTTAATTCATCTCTAGTAATCTCATTGACTTTACCTAGAGAGAAACCTTGTTGTTCTGGATTCAAACGAGAAACTGGTACACACAAGGACTTATATAGTTTCTTTTCAAAGTACTTAACGTCTTCGAGTTCACCTAAATTTTGGCCACCAGGTAATGTAGTAATCTCTGTACCTTTACCACCTTCTCTACGTGGTAACCAGAAGTCTTCCATCATTGATAAGAACTTACGGTCATCTCTGACTTCACCTGTGTTGGCGTCATAAACCAACTTGTTCTTATACTTAACCATGATATCACGTAGGTACTGTTCAGCCTTTAGTTTAGGCAAGTTACCAACGTCAATGTAAAAGATTCTACGTTCTGGTGCTCTTGAGATACGATAGATAACTGTCGCATCTTCAATCATACGTAACTGGTTGAGAGGTTTAATTGCTTTGTGTAAGTAAGATAACACAACAGCACGGCGTGAATCCATGAGTCCTGAGACAACGGATAGAATAGAGTCTACCGTGATACGAATACCAACAGGACCAAAACTGGAAGACGATCCAGTAGTTACCTTGTCGTTAAAGATGTAGTACTCATTGACCACATCCATAATCTCTACACCGGTACGTTCGTCTTTACGTTTCTTAATCTCACGGATTTTACGTAGCTTACGTGGGTCAACGTATCTTAATTCTTTGATACCTTCGGTTGGTTTTTCTTTGTCGATAATTACGTGGTAGAATAAACGACCATCAACATAGTATCTACGGAAGATATCATGTGCCATGTTCTTGTAGTTTAACAAGCGTAAGACTGTATTGAATTCTTCTTTGATTGCGTCTTTGATTTTCTTTGGCTGATCCAAGTCATCCAAAATAATTTGTGTAATGTTGCCATCTTTGTCTTCACAGATGGCTTCATTAACGATATCGTCAATTGCACCTTCAATCTCAGGTTGCATTGACATTTCACGATATCTAGATATAAGTTCTACTTCATTTTTAGCAGTACCGTCTAGGTCAACATATGTACCATAGTAGGCTGCCGAAGTAATCGTGAGTGCACCATCGTCATTCGCCGGAGGGGAAAACGATTGTTCGACTTTTTTATCTTGCTCCAGTTTATCACGGGAGATAGTAAAGCCAAAAAGAGAGAATTTATTGTTAGGCGTCATATTATTTAAATTTCAAGTTCACAAAAAACATAAAGGAGAACCCGAAGGTTCTCCAGTATAACATTAAGAAGTAGTATTTGATTCCCAGTATTGATAAGCAAATGTTACGGAATATTCTTCAATCGTATCATTTGAGCCCCAATCCAAATCAATAGGTGCCAAATCAGTAGGGAACATACCAACAAATGTGTAATCTTTAATATCATTTCCTGCTTTGCCGTATTGTGTTACCTTGGCATCAGTAGAATAATTTGTAGCATTAACAGCGTTTGTAGCTCTTACGTTACCTGCATTACTATTCAATGAATTCATCCAACTTTCGATAGCGTTTCGAACCAGGAAGTCTTCATCGTTAATAATTGTCAATGTCCAGTCAGCAAACGTTCTGTTACCAACAAACTTAACCTCACGGCCAAAGTATGTTAGTGGTACAGTACCGATTGTAGAACCTGGTAATTGTGCTGTCTTTGCCATAAAAGTAATCTTCTGGCCCGCTGCGGAGCCATTTGCTACGATTGTAGGCAAAGCCATTGTTACAGCAAACAGGTTCGGTCTAGCACCGTCACCTGTTAGATTTGCTTTAAATTCTGCTATATTAAAAGCCATTGTTTTCTCCTTATTGGTTTATTTATTACGCTGCACCAACAACTGTTGAGAAGTCAACACCAGTACCAACGGCAACAAAGTTCAATTGAATGAAGTTAATTGAACGAGCAGGCTTGATATAGATATCACCAACGAATTGGTTAGAATCAATAATGTATGGTGTGTTGTTGGTAGTATCGCAAACCACTTTGAAGTCTGTAATACCACGGCGACCTTGAACCTCACGTAAGAATGGAGTTACTAGAGCAACAAACTGAGCACGAGTAAAGTCATCGTTAAATTCAAACAATGAATACTGAGCAGCTTTAGAGATTGCTTTTTCTAGTACAAGGAACAATCTACGAACATTGATACGGTCAAATGCCGATGGTTTTGCTTGTAGAGTCTTGTCACCAAATAGAACAATACCATTACCTGGTAATGAAATAACTGGATTTACACCTGCTGCATATAGAGTATCTCTGTATGACTTAGCTGGGTTCCATGCCAACTTGATAGCGTTCTTGATGTTACCACGGTTTAGACCAGCTGGTGACCACCATGGATCTCTGATTTCGTCAGTATAAGCACATAGACCGGCAATGTCACCGTTCAATGGAATCCAACGATATACGTTGTTGTACTTGTCGTACATATACTTCCAACCAGAATCAACTACAACATAAGAAGAACTTCTTGCCAATGTACCTAACCAGGTAGTAATGTTAGAAGCTTCAGAGCCTGCTTGGTTAACAACCGATGTTTGTGGTGGAGAAATAAATGCTACACAGTCAGCACGGTAGTTAGCAATGTTGTCGATAACATATTGTTGAACAGTAGTATCGTAACCACCAGTCAATACCAATGAAATGTCAACATATTCTTTATTGGCGAATAGAGAATAACCGTTTTGTATTGTAGCGTCTGTACCAACATCGTCTGTACCAAGTGTCAAAGCGATTGTTGTATTTGCCACAGATGTTCTAGTATATGTTGTGCCTGCTGCGGTTAAACCCCATGTTGTACGTGTATTAGCGTAGTCAACAGGATCCATAGCAAGAATATACTTGGAATTGTCAAAAATGAACTGCTTGTAGTATGTTGAAGCACCGTTTTGTACAGCATCATATGCCTTAGAAACGAATGGCCATACTTCTAAAATAGTACCTTTAACGCCTGTGAACAAACCACCAGCGTCAGTAACAACAATGTGGAATTCATCGTTTGAACCACCTAGTGTGGAAACATATGATGAAGTACCTGGTGCTGATGTTACAACAGTATTCCAGTTTCTTGTTACGCCACCGGAAGTGAATGTAGCACTTGCAAATGTTGCTGATACACTTGAGTCAAATGTGTCAACTTGAATTGAGTTACCAAAGACACCAGCATACTTAGATATGAAAGCACCATTCAAATTACCATGTCCAGACTGTAAATATCCGTTAGCGAAATATATGTCTTTATTAGCAACTTGAATTCCTACGCCGTTTGTATTAGCTTGAGCGTTGAAAGAGTTAGCACCAATTGTACGAACCAAATTCAGATTATTACCATATGCTAAGAAGCTAGCAGTAGTAAAGAATTGGATGTAGGAATTGGAATCTGGACCTAAACCACCAGTAAATGTGTTAACTAATGTGATTTCGTCTGGAACTTGTGTTATTTTTTGTGCTGGACCCCATGGGAAATATCCAGCAAATGCACCAGCAGTAGATAGGACCGAAGGAATAATAGTGGTTAAGTCTACTTCGGATACATTTACGCCTGGAGAGATTTGAAAAGCCATTGTTTTCTCCTTGATTATTATGTGTTCTGTGGCATTAGAATACCATAGAGATATTTATGAATTGTTGTTTTTAGAATTGTTTTAAGGCATCATTCACCCAATTCTGATACACACCACCGGAATGAGCATCTTCCCATACATCTCCACCCATTACGGCAAAGCCATGAGATAATCCATCTTCAACAATCATTTCTGGGGGTGTAATCTCATCAATTTGGTTCATATTTTCCAGTTGCATCTGTTTACGGATGTCATGGTTAACAATTTCTTTAAAGTATTTTTGAGTTGTTACCCAAGCAAACATAACTAAACACATTACTAGGTCATCATTGGCACCAACTTCTGCTGACCAAGAATTCTTTTGAGCAATAAAAGTGGTAAGTTCGGAATAAGTATTGAAGTCTTGTAACACTAATTTGTCACCTTCAACCAAAGACCTTAAATTAGTACAACCAATTCTCTTAACCTGTGGTGACATCTTAACACCCATCTGAACACCTCTGGCAAAACCAGTAGACAGTTGTTGTGGTTTCTTATTACCTGTATGTACCTTCCATAAGTTCTCATATTCAAAATCAGAGTGTAATATGTCAGCAATCTGGTTGGTGTTGTTAACTTCAACCAAGATATAAGCATCATTATACAGTCTTGCTGTATTATATATGACTGTTGGGAATAGTATCGGTGAGATAGAAGAACTATTATAAGATGCCACTTGTTTGTATGGTGTGGCCGTAATATCTATAACCTGGAAGGCAGAACTATCCAGTCCTTTACCTTCGGCAACGTCAACCATAATACAGTATAAGTGGTCTTTAAGTTGTTTTTCACCATCTTCTTTGACTGGTCTCTCAAAGATACGTACCATATCATGTACAAATTCTGGATCTCGGTGTACAATTTGTTGTAATTTACGACCAGAAATCAGAGTATTGGACGAACCTAAGAACTCGGTTTCAAATTCTTGTGCAAACTGTCGTTCAGAAGTGTTACGAATTGTTTCTTCTTTCCACTTTTCATCTCTACCTGGTACCATTGACCAATGAATCTCAAAGGTCTTATAGTTGTTTTTTCCTGTGATGGCATCCATCCACAACTTGTAGAACAGGTTCATACCATTAGGGGTAGACACAATAATAATCTTGGAAGTTTTACCAGATGAAATTACAGGGTATACAGAGTTAAAGAATTCTTCAGCAATGTTATTCGGAACGAACGCAAATTCGTCCAAGAATACACAGTTAAAAGAACCTCCTCGAATTGCTGATGACGATGTAGAAGCAGCAACAATCTTAGAACCATTCTCTAATTCCACATTACCTTTATTCCAGGTAACCACACCTTGTTGTAACCACATTGGTAGGTTTTCGTATGCCAGTTGATACTTGGCCAAAATATCTCTAGCCAATGAACCTTTGTTAGCAAGAACGGCAACGTTTTGTGTATCTGTAAAGATGGTCAACCAAAGGAGATAGGCAACTGAGGTAGTAGTTTTACCAACCTGGCGAGGACATTTAGTGATTGAAAAACGATTTTCGTGGTAGACTTTAATCATGTCTTTCTGAAAATCCCACATCTCAAAAGGCATCAAACCTCTATCAACGTTAACAATCTTAATGTAGTTTTCGGCAAAGTAGATAGGATCTTTGGCACATTTGATGTACTCCTCTACCTGTTCTTGTGTATAGTTGACCTTAACACCAGACTTTTTAAGTAAAGGGTTGTCACGGTATGAATCACTAGCTTCTAGTGAATAGTCATAATCATCATCTTCTATCATTCTTTACCTTTAAGAAACTTATTCAATTCAGAAGTAGAACCTATGAACACCGCTTTATCTATTTTGGTACCACCAGAATCTTTCTTGGCACCAGTGATGTTTCGCATTTGTTTTTGTGTGTTCAGTAGTTCTTTATTTGCATCTACCATGTTCTTAAGTAGAGTAGCATATACTTCAAAGGCTCTTGGATGTTGGCCTGCCTTGGCTACGTTGAGTATTTCTTCCATGGCTTCTTTACCTTGGTCTATAATACCTTGTAGATTTTCTTTAGTTTGTTGGTATGCATCGGTCAAATCTTCTTTCATATCAGGTTCATTATAATGTACGACAGCATCCTTAGGAGGTTCTTTTACTTCCTCCTTAGGTGTTACATCAAAGATTTGTTCCATGTTTTTATCGAAAGTATTCATATTATGCTGGTGTTGATCCATTATATCTAGTCAAATAATAATTTGCATTTTGTAAATGCTCTGCGGCAGTTAATGCTCTAGTATAAACATGAGCAACACCAACAGAACCTGCAAGAGTATAACTATTGGCAAAACCACCAATCTGTGGTGTACTAGCTAGTTTTCCAACTGTTGATGCACTAAAAGTGCTGACTGGAGAACCATTAACATAAAATTGCCACCCGGTTCCTGTAATGAATGTCATACTTAGATAATACCAAATATTGTAAGCTTCTGAACCACTGCTTTGATATGATGTATTAACACCGTCACCATTGTTATTACCACCATACATTGTATTGCCACCATTAAAATACCATGCTTCTCCGGCTGTACTACTAATCAAATTACCTGTGCCGAAACTTGTACCATTACCACGAACAACTATACCTTTGCTATAGTTTGCAACAGCACCAAATATAGCACCTGAAGCAGTTGCAATTACAGAACCTGGATTATTATTCCAATATGCAGTAGAAGTTCCTGTATTGGTTACTGTTGGTGTTCCTGAAAATGTAAAGTTATTTACATTACCGCTAGTGTCAGGCCATGTGGTACCTGAAACATAATTTCGCATATCGAGGTTAAATAACAAAGAACCAGTCACAAGACCTGTGGCTGGATCTGGATATATTGTCAATCCTTGTCCAAGGGTGATACCATTACCTATCTGCATAATATATTATCCGTTAGGGTACTCAGTTACTGTACTACTAAATGTATATAGACTGTTAGCGTTAGCTGTATTAGGACTTGGTGTATCTGTAATCGTAACAAATTTCTGAGGACCAAGTTGATAGGAATTAAAGATATAATTGGTATTGGTTATTGAACCAACTATAGGTTGACTCGATACAAAATTACCATTAATATTGGTCAACGTTAATTTGTTTATATTATTGGCATAAGAAACAACAGTTGCGCTTGCTGTTGCCGTACTAAAATTATAACCTTGGTAAACAATCTCACCTGCTTGATAATGACCTACACCAGTATTGGCCATATTGAATATGACTTGGTCTGTTGGTGATATATCATTATAGATATTTGTAATAGAAGTCTTAATAATACCTGCTGGTGGACTTGAAGCGCCAAAGATAAACCCTTTGACTGTGAAATTCAAAGTCCAAATAACCATACGAGTATCGGAATCACGGTTGCCTTGGTAGGTGACCTCAGAATTAACCGTGTTCAAAACGATAGGAACTTCTTTCGTAATACCCATTTCAGGGATTAAGTTCAATTTAATCGTATAATCTGGTGTAAAGAATGGTAGTATATGTTCGATTAATTGTGTACCATCTTCTATGTTTCTGACATATATGTTTAAATCAAAATCAAAATTGTATGGTACTGGAACATACTGAGAAATTAGAACAGCACCAGGTCCTGTATTAAAATTTCTTAGATTGGTTGTTTGTTTACGTGAAGCATCATACGTCAAACCTTTCATTTCAAATGACATTCTTGGTAGAGTCATCTGAACTTTCTTATCTAAGTTTGGATCACCTTCAATACGTTGAACATACAACTCTTTGGCTGCATAAGCAATAGGAACAATGAATCGTTCCGCTTCTGTATTATCAGCATTATAACGGACAAGAGTAATCTTATCGAATAAGTTTCCAAATCCAATAACTAATTTTCGTATAACTCTATCGTAATATACATTTGCCATTATATGCTACCAAAAGGATTAGATTCAGATAAATCAATAATACCGTTTGCTGAACTATTGATGTATGAATTATCGTAAACTTCTTTAGGCGTAGGAACATTCAAATCATCATATGTGTTCAATGTATAGTGAGCACCACTCGATTGACCAATGATTGATTGAGCATCTACAAATTCGCCCGTGATGTTTGTAACCACCAAAGTTTTGTTTGGTAAGTTCCAGGCTTGTGCTACAGCCACAGTCGTAGCGTTAGCATACGTACCGTCTGGTGATTGGAATACAATCTCTGAACCTGTATAGTTGCCTGTACCTGTACCCATTTCTAATGTAATAGAGTATGCTGAATCTGCCACAATACCATCAATGTCTGGCATACCTGTGTTGACGATTTCCTGTGAGTACTTGAATTTCTCCATCTCTAATTCATAGAAGTATGGATGTTTTCTACCCAACATAAAGAAGTCTTTGGTCTGGTTAACAAACTTAATCTCATACAATTCACCAGTACCATTTAAGAATGGAATATAAACCAGGTCACCTTCAAGTGGTCTAGTTAAAAATGCTGGCATCCTTTGGTTGAAAGAACGCTTAGACATAACCACAGAAACTTGGTTTTTAATCTCTAGACCAAACTTAGAGAAGAATTCTTTTTCGCCTAGGTACTCACCGTTATTCTGTAAGTACATCTCAATAGGAAATGCTGAACTAAACTTCTTAACAGGATCTTCACCGTATAGTAAGTCTCTTGCCTGATTATTTGTGTTTGGACAATAGAATGAATCGAATCCCATTATTTTAATGGATTCTACAATGATATCCTCTATGACTCTCTGTTCCGGTAGAGAGCCGTAGTTATTAAAATATTGAGATACTCCCATATTAGTTCATAAACCATTCTAGTGGAGCGAAGTATTGTGTTGACATTTCATCTCTTAGCTTCTGAATTTCATCAGCAGCTTCTTTTTGAATCTTTTGACCGTCTAATGTAACACCACCTGGTAATTGTAGACCAGCAAACTTAGATAGGTTATTACCCCATTGTTGTTTGATAAGTGCTGTTGAATATTCTTTTAACCAACGGTCATTCCATACCAAACCGTATTGTTCTGGATCAATAACGGCATAACATTCTGATACCACAACTTGGCCAACTGGTGCTTCTTGCATACCCCAAGCCCAATCTATATACAGTCTTTGCATATGTCTTTGGAATCTGATTGGAACTTCACCAGTAAACTGTAACTCTAGTGAACGTAGATGTTGTTGAGTTAAGGTGTAGTTGATGTAGGACGCTGATGTGAAGTCATACAACTCATTTAGACGAAGTTGGTATCTCAAGTCAAACATATTGGTGTTGGCTTGTGAATCATCCAATGGGAAAATACGGGAAATACCAGCAATTTCTAAAGGAGTATTGGCGGTGTCTACCGCTTGAGATGCGTCTAGATATCTATTGTTGATATCATTTTGTGTGATGGTATGAATCCAATAGACTTTCTGTAGACCATCAAAGTGATAATCTTGGAAATATTGTAAGGCATCGTCAATACGGTCCTGAACCTGGTCGTCATCAACGTTAATCTCAATAACTGGAAATCCAAGTTTTTTAAGACAGTATGTTGTGAAGTCGGTTCTGTTTGTTATATTGGCCATTTAAGTCTCCTATTAGGATATTTATCCTAGGGCTATTGAGAAAGCCAAGGCAGTAGAAACAGCAACATATACGGCGTTAGATGTGGCCGCATTGGCAGATGAGTTTGAAGATATGGAATCACTTAAGGTTACTGAACCACCAGTTGATATTGGGTTACCGTTGGCTGCATAATACAAACCATTGGTGTATATCGAATTGGCATATACGTTACCTGTGGCAGCAATACCACCCCTAACTGTCAATGCACCAGTCGTATTTGAAGAAGATGCCGTATTTGGAGCATTGAAGTTGGCAACTACGTTAGACGAAGCATACCCACCTACGAATATCTTTAAGTTTGTACCTGGTGTATATGTACCAATAATCAGGTTTGAACCGTTAGCATACAAATAACCATCACCTGGTTGTGATGCTGTAAAGTTATTCAGTACCACGTTATAGGCAGCACTTGTGATACCCATATCAATATAGTTATTGGTATCGGTACCTAAGTTATTGTATAGTGCTAAGTCTGTAGATGAGTTCTGTGTGTTAGCAAAGTTCTGTCCACCAATCTGAATAGACTGGTCGGTGTTACCTGAGAATAGACCTAATGTGTATAGGTGATTATAGGTGTTTGTTGTGTCTTGAACTAACTGACTCTGTGTTACATATACAGTAGAAGTCGGTGAGTTGGCAACAAAAGTGTTAGCGTATATGTTATTGGCGCCACTAATATTACCACCAGTACCGCTACCTGTGATGATATTATTACTTACAATTAAGTTATTATTAGAAGAAGTAAAGAATACACCACCAGAGTTACCAATATAACCTGTCGAGTTGGCAGACATAATCGTATTGGCTGCCCAACCAGAACGTACTGTTTCAGTATTCGCTAAGTTGTATACTGCTTGAATTGTATTGGCTGCAGCATTTGCCTGAGCATAAGCATTGTTTGCCTGATTGTACGCTGAGTTGGCTAATGTGATTGCCGAGTTGGCTTGATTATATGCTGCGTTAGCTTGATTGTAAGCCGAGTTGGCAAAAGCAGTTATGATTGCTGTGTTGGATAATTGTAAATCCCAAGCATAACCATTCCAAATCCAAGTTTTAGAACCAAATGTAAATGTCTGGTATAATGACGGTGAGTTAGGAAAATTAATTAAAGCCATTTATTATCCTATGTAAGCAACTGACCAGTTGTCGTTGCCGTCAAATATGATTGTACCAGAACTTGCAATTAATTGTAGTGTATCGCCTACCGCTAGTTTCACAATGTTGGCGCCACCGGCATGGTTCATTGAAGTGTTTGGACCAAATTCAACCATAATAGAAGTTGTTGTCCCACCACC